GCGCTTTCATCGTTTGGTGATACTTCAAGAGGTTGGATGACGAATAGCAATCCGTAGAGCAGTGAAGCTGTGGAGATGACGAAGGTCGCCGAGAGTGTGATTCCGACGATGAGGATGAGTCTGGCCTTGATTTCTGAGTTGGTGTATTTCTTCACGGGTTGCACCTTGTTGCTGTGGGTTGTTGTTTGCAGTTGTCTCGAGTGCGGTCATTGCATCCAGTGACGACAAACATGAGGACGACTGCGAGAGCTGCGATCACGGCGAGAGTTTTCATGATCTCGGATGGTTGCTGTAGTAAACGCCTTCAATGACCCATGCTTCATATTCTTCGTCGGTCATCAAGCGTTCGGTGTCGTCTACTTGGATATAGACGGCATCTTGTGGGTAGAGGGCTTTGTATTCTTCAGGGGTCATAGTGAGTTCCTGTATCCGTAAACGCGAATAGATCCGCCGGTCATTGTTGACGATGTGACACCAACAGTGAAAGCCGTGTAGCTGGTTGTGTTGTTCAAATATCCCGAACCAACACCAGCAGATCCAGCAGTTGCAGCGTCTGCGTAAGTACCAGAGATTATGGTGTTTTCACTCAAAAAAGGATTCAACAAATCGTAAACGCCTGCCATGCCTGTAGTGCCTCCCGGCCCTAAACGATTCCACGAAGTACCGTTATTAGTTGAAATAGCCGAAGCAGTTGCCGCTGCGTAGTTCACAACTGGTGCGCCCCAATAATATCCAGTTGTCGTTGACCCAAGTTGGAGCGTCATGTATGGGCCACCTGCTGCTATTGAGTTGACTTGGACAATAATCTTGTAATGATCAAAGTCAGATGAGAAAGCTCCTGTAACAGTCACGCTTGAGACTGCGTTGCCGATCGTCTGAGTCTTGATGTGGAAGAGTCCTTGATAGTTGCCAAGTGTTGAGACATCGTTCATCACACTCGAAGTCAGGATCTCGCCGGCTGTAAATGTTGGGAGGGTAGGGATAGCCATGTTGTCTCCTTAGAACCCTGCTAGGCCGTAGCTGAGTCGGTTGTTGTCAAGAGTACCGAAGATCGGATCGTCAAGGATGAATGAACGATAGAGCTCGGCTGGGGTGAGGTAGAACACATACTCGGTCTTCTCGGGATCTGAGTTGATCTGTAGTCCCTCGATGACGCATTTGTAGGTCGTGTCTGAGGCTGTGCCGGGTGTGCGGTAGACGACATCTATGTTCTGACTGATGAAGTCGTTGTACTGCTGGAACAGTGTGAGAGTTGAGGGGTTGACTGCGTAGTCCCATACATGGATCTCAAAGTAGACCTGATTCTCGCTTAACGCGTCGCCCATAAGAGCGGCTAGATATTCGGCGCATCCTTGGACTTGCGTCAACGATCCGTCCACTTGTGTCGTAGTTGTTGCCCATGTTCCCCAGAGAGCAACTCCTACGGCGTTTGTCGCTGTGTACGATCCGACTGGAGCGTCTACTGTGACGACATTGTTGAATGAATCTCCGAGGGCAGACCTGAAGACTGCGTTCATGGGGAGTACTGTCGCTGATGCAGTGCCACCGAATGACAATGTTGAGACATTTTCGCCGACCTGTGACCTTGCCAACAGTTTGATCGTGTCGCCGTAGTTGATCATGAGGCCGTGTTCGGTCTGCATATTTTGGGCGAGTCGAGCGCCGATCGTGCCGGTGTAATTGAGAGTCCCATACGCTGCACTGTTTCCGTCGTTTGTGAAGCTGATGAGTGCTGTGTATGGGGACAGTTGCTCAAGCGTGTTGAGGTCGCCTAGATCCTCTTCTACGAGTTGCTCACGCGACAACACTCCGAACAGATCTATCGCTGTGATCGTTGCTGTCGCTCCACCTGAGGCGTACTGGAAGCCGTCATCGTATGAAACGCTTTGAGTGTAAAAGAAGCTTCGAGCGTTGTTGTTCGTGCCTACTCCATCCCTGAACACTTTGATCTCTGATCCGGGCAAGAAAGCGGACGCGAGACCTGTCGAGTTGTCAATAGTGAGCGACAGCGTTTGAGGCGAATAGTTCTCCAGCCATCTCTTCTTCCCGTTAAAGAATGACAGCGAATAGACGAAGCCGTTAAGGCTGTATCCGTCCACTGTGACCTTCCAGAGGTTCTGATTGCTCATAGTGGCCTTGTGGTCACTGGCACTGGGCCACTCATTCGGACATAGCGTTGCAAAGCTGCGACGACAGCGTTCGGATCTGCTGAAGTGACTGTGATGTTGATCGTGTTTCCGCCCATGTTGCCGAGTCGGTCTAATGGGATGATGGCTTCGGGCCCTTTTTCGCCGATCATGGCGATTGTGGGGCCTGTCGTAATTCCTCCCTCAGCTAGTCGAGGCAGTTTGACATTCGGGATCTCGCCGAAGTTGACCCAAGGGCCTGCAGCTTTGTCAATGCCGTCGAGGATGATGTTTAGGCCTTTGATGGCAAAGTTGAGTCCGCCTTCTAGACCTGCGATGACAGCGTTAATGACTCCTTTGAACGCTCCGCCAATGCCGTCAAAGATTGAAGCACCAAGATCTTTGAGTCCTTCGAATCCTGTTTTGATTGCACCGAACACGAAACGGGCGACATCCCAGAGCTGAGTGAATACTGTTTTGACTGCGTTGACGGTTTTGCCGAAGATGTCAAACTTGACCTGTAAAGCGACCAGTGCAGCAATGATCGCAATGATTACTGCGACACCTGTGGCGATCCACAGTGCATAAGTGGATGCGGTCAGGATGTTTGTGGCTACGGTGACGATGGCCTGAATGGCTGCGTACGCTTTCATCGCTGCGTTAACTGCGAGAACAGTCGTGGCAAGTACGACAAACGCTGCACCAAAAGCGACGACGAGTCCTGTGTTGTCTCGAGTAAAGTTGCCGAGAGATGTAAACGCTGGAAGCAGCTTCTCCAGGAGAGGAGCGACAGCTGCACCGACAGATTCCTTGAACTCGCCCATCTGAATAGACAGACTCTTCATCCTGCCCTGAGTCGTGTTCGCAGCAGTTGAGGCTTGGTTCTTAAATGTTCCGGCAAGACGACCAAAGATTTCGTCAGCATCTCCGCCTTCTTCAATGAGTGAGGCAAGTGCTGGGTCTAGTTTTTTGAGTGCTGCAAAGTTGCCGTTATACGCTTTTGACAGTGCATCTGAGACAGCGCCCAGATCCTTCCCTGTACCAGTTGAGATATCTAGCGCAAGGTTGAGCAGGTCTTGGGCTCGTGTGACATCCCCTGTCCCTCGAACCAGTTTGTCGAGTGCTGGGCGTAGTTCGTCGTCTGTGACTGCTGCAGCGATTGAAGTTTTTGTGATGAACTCCTCAACTGCTGAGATCTGTGCATCGGTTGAGTTGGTGACATTCTTGAGTGTCGTGCCAAGTTTTTGGGCTGCAGCGTCATCTTCGGCGAACGCTTTGACAGCGTCAAAAGCGACAGCGCCGAGAGCTGCGAGAGCGAGCCCTGCCGGGACTGCAGCCTTCTTAATGGCGAAGGATGCTTTCTGTCCTGTCGTCTCCAGTTTCTTGAAGTCGTTAATGGCTCGGTTGATGCCGGCAGGATTCCACTCGGAAATGATGGGGAGGTTGATAGCCATCAGCGTTTCACGATCCTCTTCTGTGCTTCGCCCATTACTTCTTGAACGATCTTGTCAACATTTCTAGTGACTTCGTCTATGAAGTCATCGGAGCGCGCCCAGACGAAGCGTGACGGTGTGCGGAGTTTGCTGGTCAGATCTTGAGCAAAGTTTGGGCGTGCTCGAAGTGGGTTCCTGTTGCGTGTTTGGTTTGGGCCTCGTCCTGCCATGTCGGTCATGGAGAGAGCTGCACCTTTTGCAGTGATCCTGACTGTGCCGATGGACTCGAATTGTGCGCCTTGCTCTAGGTTGCGTTTGCGAGCCTTGCGTGTGTCCACTTTGACGACGATGTTCTTTGACTCATTCTTCCAAGCTGTGCGTCCGTTGTGCTTCTGTCCGGTTAACGGTGGCGACGACGGAATTGAGTCCTTGATCGCAGAGACTAAAGGGTCTGCAGCGGACTTAATGTCCTTAGTGATCTGCCGACGAAGAGCAGGATCAATTTTGCCGATCTCACGGAGAGCCTGCTTCAGTCCGTCATACTCGATTCCGACTGATGCTGCCATTATTTTTTCCGTCTTTGTTCATTGATGATCTGGACGCAAGTCGCCAGATCGTCTGTCTCGAATGTGATGTTTGGAGGCCAGAACCCAGTCTCAACTAGCAGAGCTGCTAGTTGTCGCCGGAAGCCTCCTGCGTAGGGACTGGCGATGCAGTCTCCACGACTTCTAGATCTTCCAATTTCTTGACGAACTCATCAAATGAGATCGCTACTGGATGACCTTGCTGTTTACTGGCCTCGTAGGCCATGAAGGCTAGATCTTCCATCCCGATCCCACTTGACAGATCTGATGCTCGTCGCTTGAACTTACGCTCCCACGAGATAATCACGAAGAGGTTCGTGGTTACTTGGTAGGTCTCGCCGTCGGCGAGCTTGACACTAAGTGTGAGTTTCATGTGTTCTCCTAGTCGGGGTTCGGATTACTTACTAGATCAGGTGATGTCGCGGACGAAGGTTCCGCCCATAAAGGTTGCTTCGACTACTGAGAGCTCGCCAACAGTGGTGAGGATCGGAGTCACGGTCTCCAAGTAGCAACCTGTCAAGGTGTACTCGGGATTACTCGCTGACTCGGTTGCGCCGGCAGGACTAATGACGATCGTTGAAGCGACTCCGAACATTGCGTTCAGCATGGTCTCAACTTCGGTCGCGCCGTAGCTCTGGAACAGTGTGAGCGTGAGCTCATTGTTGTAAAGCCCAGCGGTGAAGGTGCGTGAGGTCTGACCGAAGGCCGTGTTCTCGAGTGCCTCAGCGGTGAGCGTCAAGGTCGCTGCCGAGCAGTGATCGGTAAGCGTGTACGCCGAAGGGCTTGTGACCGTGACGGTGGGGTTGGATAGGTAGGTAACTGTGGCCATTGTTTTGTCCTTTATACGCGGCTGGTGCCGATTCTAATTGTGAGGTCGTAAGCAGGTAACTCGGCAGATCCGATTGATGCGATCGTAGGTCTGCCAGAGATGACTGCGAGGGAGGAGTCCATCAGTTGATCAACGACTCCGAGTATGTAGTCCGTAGTGTCTTGGTTGCCGGGTGGCGCGCCCAACACTCGGAGATCAATCGTGATGTCCGCTGTCTGGTTATTGAACGCACTGAACACAGGAAGCTCAATGAATACAGTAAGAGGTCGAGCGTTCCGAGGGTCAGTGACCGGCACAAGGCCGAGAGCTGTGATCGTCGCCGAGACAGCGCTGATCGTGTCTGTGAAGATGCCTGCCATCTCATGCGACCTGCGATCTCTTGATGCCGAGCAACTGGTTAATCCGACCCATTGAAGCGACAGGTGCGGAGATGTTCATGTCTTGGAAACTGTTAAAGGAGTCCAAACTTCCGCGCTCTCGATACAAGCTCGCAGCCATGAGCACGACTCCAGCTTTGACTGCAGCGTCTGGGACGCTGGTCAATGAGTCATGGTAGCCGGCCTGAACTCTGCGTTTGAATGACCAAGCATTTGAAGCGTTAACTGATGAGGTCATGAACGCTGTGTCATTGGCGGTCGCTCCGCTAATGCCAAGGAACTCGGTGAGATCGCTCACTGTGATCCAAGTGCAGGTCTGAGTCCAGACAAGCGAGCCGACTGGATCAACTGCTTCTCGAGGAAGATCGTCGCCGACATCTTGGAATAGCAACTGGTTCGGAATGATGACATCCGAATCGAAAAGGTAGTCGCCTTCTTCATCTGTTCCGAGAAAGAGGTAGGTCGGTACTGCGAAGACGATATGACTGCCGTTGAGCTGTGCTGCACATCCTGACAGTGTGATCGTCTGACCGATAGCGATGTCAGTGTTTTCAAGAGTCTGAACGATGGCAACATTGTCAAGCACCATCTGATGCGTGACTGTAAATGTTGCCATCGTTCGTTCTCTCTACTCGTCTAGTCGGTTCAGGCTCGCTTGACGAACTTGGTTTCGTCAATGAGTACGGAGGAAAAGTAACCTCTGAACTTTATGACGCGACCGAGTGCGCCGTCACTCAAATCCACACTGACCGCACCGCGCTGTTGTTCCCAGCATTCGAAGCCAGTGCTGTCACCGACATAAAGGTTCTTTCCGCCTGCAGCGACCAAGTTACGGTCAACCACGAGCGACAAGCCGAAAGCGTTGCCGTTAAAGGTTGAGGCCGATGCGCCGGTGCCGACTGCGTTCTGTGGGCCGACATTCGGGAACAACGGACGACCAGCATCGTCCACAA